CAGGGTCAGCCCCAGTTTTTTGTAGCCATATACTGCGTTACTTGCCAGTGATTCTGGTGGGTTCCGTCTTTTTAAGGTTTTTGGAGATATAGTTGGAATTTGGTGTATATCTCATAATCTCCTTCAGATCCTTAATTACTGTTGGAAGGAGATCTTCACGAATTAACTGAATATTGCGTTTTTTGTCATTCAGTCTTAGTTCATGTTCAAATACAGAAACTGATCTGATTGGAGAAATTCGTTCTAAACTTCCTCCTTTTGTATATGTGACGGTAAAATTATCATCTACAATTTTACCCGCAGGAATTATCAAATTGTTGTTGAAATCTCTGAACTCAATCGTCTCATAGTGATGAATGGATTCGAGTTCTTGTTGTGTATATCTATTGTTCAATACGGTGTTCAGATCACTTTCACCGATGGGCCATTCACTTCTGATGTCAATGATATTATTTGACAGAAGAACCACCCAATCAAATTCTGCAGAACCGTAGTATTTTTCTGCAACTTGATCTGGTCTGTCATTACCTTCAACTTTGTACTTTTCGAAAAGTGTTGAAATTGAAGAATAATCGTCTCTTAGTTTTGCACGACGAAATAGGTTCTTTACTTCTACAGTGGTTTTACTACCAGACTGGTCCTTGAGTAAGGAACCATACTGCAAATTTGGTAGGTAAGAAAAATAGTTAGCCATTAGAATCCTACGTCATCTCCTGCTGGGAACTCAGAGTAATCATTCTCATAGATTGGAACAATTTCACTGAATGACATTGTAATGATTGTGGTGACTGGTTGAGAGTCGGGGCCATATGCTGCCCAACGACCAGATCCACCAGAGTAATCAACCCTGAAGTTGGTCATTGCACAGGTCTTGAACTTATTTAATCCTTTGATCTCACTTCTGTTTCTTGATCCCTTTCTATATTCAAGTCTGAATACGTTTGGAGTTCCTAATAACAGATTTCCCGATGCCGTGAATCTTCTGACATTCTTCTTCACGGCCATTCTCTGTTTGAGAGTACGGATGATCTGTCTGACCATCTTGGATTCATCGGTACTTCTTGGTGTCAAACGAACTGTGAAGTCAAATGTTCTGAGACCTGGACCATTGAACAGAAGTTCGATGTTTGGATTGTCGATAACACCAGCAGTTCTTGAGATAACTGCTCCGACATCGACGTTTACACCCACACGACTTGCTGCAGCTGCAGTTGCATTGAGTAGAAGTCTTCTTCTGATATATTGAGAACTGGCCAGATTCACCACTCCACTACCAAGTTCTTTTAGATAATCACCAGTTCCCTCTAGGAGACCCATGACACCTTTTTTGTCTCCACCTTCGCTGGTTTGAGTACCAAGAATTCTTCTAGATGTTGGATCAAAAAGAGTTCCTGCAACTGCGCCCATTTCACTTGGGCCCCAACTTACGTTGTTTTGATCCGCAATCGCATTGGGCATTGGGATGATGATGGTCTCTAGGAGTTTGTTATTGAATGTTCTAACAAACTGGCCTTGATCATTACTTCCAAAAATTGTTGGAAGTCTTCCTGCAGGAACATATTCTGCTACAGTGATTACCATATGGTCCTGAATGTTCAGGTCCATATCGATGGGATATTTGAGTGTTGCCTTCCCAGTTACTCCAAGATTAGTACCAGCACCCGCAGCCCTTTCACTTGCATTACCTGTTACTGACGTATCTGTGTCGGATGATAATGGTCCATAATTCGTGTCTTGTTCAAGTCGAGCAGATGCTTCTTGGTTGGCAAATGTATCCCATACATTACCACCTTGAGATATCAAAAATTGTTGTTTGTCTGGATTTTGATTTGTCCAGTAGTTTTCTAATGCTTCAAATTGATACTCATTTAATTTTTCGATTGGATTACCAGAAAAATAGTTTTGTATCTGATTATCGGTGATACCAGAAAGATTCCAAGAATTTTTTGTAAGGTTTTCAATGTCTGGTACTTCTATAATTGTAGATCCAGATCCAGATCTATATTCAGAAATTGATCCAGATCTGAGACCCCACACTTTATTTGTGAGATCTGTATATGTATATGCACCGTTAGTTCTGTATACTCCTTTTACTTCAGCCATCAGACTTTATCCCCCCTCCATGCACGGTACGAAGGGAAACGTCTTCCCGTTTCTACTTTAATGAATTCTTCAGTTGGTAACATGGATACGTCTGCCATTTCAGATTCTGGAACTCTCATCATGTTACCCTGTACACCCTCAAAGTGATACCTATGTAAGGTTCTTTTGGGTACAGTTATTCCATCTGCACTATTTATTAGGCCTTTTGCAGTGGCCTCTCTTAATTTAGGCGATAAGTAGTGCATGTTCGCACCAATGAATCCTCTCTGATCCACACTTATTACATATGCGATCGGATATTGGTCATAATACTTGAGTCTTTCTGGTTTTGTTGCGACATAATTGAAGAAATACATTTCTCCAACTTGTACTGGTCCAGATTGTTCGCCGAATGAACCTGGATCGTCGTATTGATCTCCCTGATAGTTTGCAAGAGTTTCTACCAAGGCATCACGATACTGTCTTCGCGTTCCTTTTTTTCCAACTTTTGACTCAACTATCGAGAAGATGCTCATTTAATACCTAACTCTTTTTCTGTGAAGATTTTGAATTCCCAGAGTCTATCTTTACAGTATTCTCTTGCAGCTTCCCACTTGGCCTGATTTGTTCCCCAAGTGTAGACCTCATTCAACCAAGTCTTAGTTCTTTTGGGTGGATTCGGATCTGGTTGTTGACATTGTTTTGCTGGTTTCACTTCAACCATTACTTTTCTCACCTTTCCAGTCGCATCTTTATATTTGATCATAAAGTCTGGAAAGTATCGATGCCAACGGCCATCGACTGGAGATTTGTATGGGATTGCAATCTCTTCACTCTGCCACTGAATTACTGCATCGTTTTTGTCGCAGTAAACCATAAATTTTCTCTCCCACAATGAACGGTAAACGATCTTTGTAGGGTCACCTTTATACTTTTGTGGATTTGATGGTTTGAACCTTCCACTATAAGCCATCTAAATAACCATAACAAGCCTTCTAATATTTAGAGCTGTCATGGCGGTTAACAGATTTCGTGGTGGACGATATAAGATAGACGACCTACGAAGTCGTTTTCAAACCGTTGCACTTGATAATGAATATCAAGTATTTTTTACTCTAAATGAAACTGTTAGTAATGAAGCCATAAGTCTTGGCATTGATAGAAGATTTCTGACTGAAGATCTTGGGTTGTATGTATCTGATGCAGTTCTTCCTGGATCTTCTTTCGCTGATATAGAAGTTGCTGGTGATCGTCAAGGTATTACCGAAAGAAATGCCTTTAGTAGAATTTACGATGATGTAACTTTTACCTTCTATGTTGACAGAAACTACGAAGTTTTAAGATTTTTTGAATCTTGGTTCCAGTTTATCAATCCTCTCTATAGTACAGAACAGAGAGGAATCACTAAGAATCAGATAACTAAATTCAACTATCCAGATGACTATAAATGTGAGATGGTCATCACAAAATTCAATAAAGACTTGAGAGGATCAACTAGAGAAATTGGATTTGCCAATGGACTCGGTAACGACAGAGATCAAATTAGTTATAGATTCTTCCGTGCTTGGCCAATGTCTATTGCGTCAACCCCAGTAAGTTATCAAGGAATGAACGTATTGAAGTGTAATGTTACCTTCAGGTATGATCGTTATGTTGTCAGTGAAGTTACACGATCAAGGGTTCCTTTAGTTGGTGATACAATTAGAGGTGTAAGTTCTACTCAGTCTCCAGTAACACCTACCGTAGCCTCTCCAACGTCAACCACTCCAGTAGTTGAATCATCTACAAATACTGATCCAAACAGTAAACCATCACCTACTGTAATTGATGGGCCAATTGGAAATACAAACGGTCCTGGTACACAGTTTGTTCCTACTGATAATGCCACTGGATATAGACCAGACGCAAATGATGGAGCACTCTTATATCCAAATGGTAAACCTGTCTATGGTCCAGATGGAAAGATTCAATCAATGTTCTAAATAATCACACTGAATAACTCATTATGCCTTTACCAACAATTGCAACTCCTTCGTTTGAACTGACGTTACCATCAAACGGAAAGAAAGTTAA